ACAATAAGTCGGTAGTGGCGTCAGGGCGAATGACTGCGTATGCCTTTGGAACATCTGGGACCGTGTTTCCTTCGATTACATCCAACGACTTGGACTTAGGACCGCAGCATTGGACTCAGGGCTATCTGATAGGCGTAGAACAACTCTACATCGGCGGGGCTGCAACCACAGGCTGGCAAGAGGATGTTGTCGTGTCAATAGTGCTTGAGTGTGTCTCCGAGACACTAACAAAGGAAGCGGCGATGGCGCTTGCCCTCTCCCAGCAATGAGGGGAGAGCATGACCGTCGTCGCCCCCCCATTCTTCTTTGAGTTCATTCAATGGATAACCGAGCAAGCCAACAAGGAAGAAGCGAAGGGATCCTGGCAACCGCCGCGTCAGGCCGGAGTGGGAATGCCCAACATCACTATCGGCGACCTCGTCGCTGAGCCTATCAAGCGAAAGGTCAATGCCTACAATCGCCGGTATGGAAGGGCATTCAAGAAGTGCAAATCCAAGCACATGAAGAAGAATGGCACATGGAAGAAGGGCGGGTTCAAGCGGTGCGTGAAAGAGGCTCATAGGATGGCGAAGAAATGAAGTTACTATCTCTCCGAGGCACATTCGATATGGTGGATAATGCCCTACAGGTGGATCAGCAGATTTTCTCCTACGAGGCTAACGACTTGACGCGGGGCTGGGAGTTGGAATCGTGCTATGTGTGGCCGAAGGATACGAGGGCGGCAATAGGTTCGTCCGATGGTCAGTATCAGGCCTGCTTCAGTATCGCCACCGACACCATCGACCGTGCAGGGCTGACCTTCACCGATGTCTGCGATGCGGGAGACAATCGCCAATGTGGATGGCTTCAGGCTGGCTATCAATTGCGAGATTCATCAGTCGCGGATTTCCTCGCCAATAGTGGCAACTCACCCAACCCAGCGAAGTTCGTTCTGGATCCTCAGACTGTCGTTGTCTCCGCGCTCTACATCAACTGCTATTCCACGAGCGATTCCAGCACTTCTCCGGCCCGCGAATGGAACTACATGGTAGTCCTGAAGCCGAGGAAGATGCAGCCAATGCAGACCATCCTCCACATCATCAAAGGCAAGGGCCAAGACGTCGATAATTGACGCCTCGATTGGGGGGTAAATGCCCTCGATTCAACATTCCTTGCACCAGAAAAACTCGTATTGAGTGATTCTGAAGGCTCGATGGCATCCTCGACAGATTCTCCAGTTGGTCACAATCAGACCAACCAGTTGAACAATCGTCGAAGAATCCCCTTTCTGGTAGGCGAATGACCCTTTGTGGAAATCTGCAGCGTTCCTGGCACGGTGTTTTTTTCCGTATTCGGGAAATCAGGACGCAGTCGGTTAATTTTCGCATCTTGGTATTCCAGCCATGTGCCAGAGTAGCCTTCGTGATTGACGGCCATTCGATAATCGGCCCATTCATGGCGCGATGGGATCCCTGCAGGCCAGCATATTCCACAGTAGCCACCGTCAGTATGAGGAAAACAGACCATCGCGGTATCGACGAAGCGAGTGTGGTGGCGAAGAGGGTGGGCGGCGAGCATTTCCTCTTCGATTTTGGAACGAACAAAGTGGCTGAGATTGCCTCCATTTGCCTTCCACCAAATATAGGTCTTGTTCGACAACCGAACCGTCGTGATTCGTGTATTTTGGGGGAGAAGCCCTCGCTCCCTTTGGGTCATGCCAACTCCCCGAAGAGTGAATGGCAAACTCCGTTGAGCATTGTCGGACATTGCTCCATCTGAACTGCAGCAACCTGCAGAAGGATCCGGTCTTCGGAGTCATCTCCGATATCGGGGGCGGTCAGGGTCCAGTAGCATCGACAGTAGCGGCAGACAAAGCGCATGGCCGTTCGGCAAGTAATACCAACATAAATGTATTGCGAGATATGGCGGTATTACACTACACTACACTACACTTCATTATACCACCACCACCACCACCACCACCACATGGCAAAGACGGATTCCTTCTTCATCAGGAAATCAATCAACATCAACAATGACCTCTCCTTCTATCAGGACACTATCGACCTCGGCGCGTATGTCGATGCGCTGGGTAAGGCGGTCCTCCGCATTCACAATGTCTCAGTTCAATACTCTGATACAGACGGGCGAACCCCAAGTATCACGGGATCCGCTAACGGCACGAGTTGCAGCGCAGACTTCCAACTCACTACCCAGACTCAGACCGACATGGTAGTCACCGGCGACAATAAGTCGGTAGTGGCGTCAGGGCGAATGACTGCGTATGCCTTTGGAACATCTGGGACCGTGTTTCCTTCGATTACATCCAACGACTT